TGGACGCCATATCGATATGATGACTATCATTACGATGCAGTATCCGTTAGGTATCACGCCAAACCTGCGAACGAACGTGGACTTTGTCTTTATTTTGCGTGAGAACATTCTCGGAAATCGCCGCCGCATCTACGAGAATTACGCAGGTATGTTTCCCAGCTTCGAGATGTTCTGCACCTTCATGGACCAGTGCACGGAGAACTTTGAGTGCCTGGTCATCTGCAACAACGTGTCCTCGAATAAGTTAGAAGACCAGGTGTTTTGGTACAAGGCCGCCGAACACCCGCCGTTTCACATGTGCGATTCGTCCTTATGGGCGAACAACCAGCCGTTTTATTCGGCTATCCTCGCCGCCGACCAGTGGACCCCCGCAAACGGCGGGAATAAGAAAGCCCCTTCCGTGTGGGTGCGGAAGGACGGTGTCGGCGGTGGCGGTTCCTCCTAGTGCGACGACGACGGCCACCTTGTCCGGCGGGGGGAGCGCCGGCGGGGGGAGCGCCGACTGCCGCAGCGCCGTTTTCAAGCGCCCGCAGAACCTGAACCAGCCGTCTCTGTGCCATCTCTAAATGTGCTCCAGCCTCTCGTGCTTCTATGTCAAGCTCTCCACGAACCGCCGCATCCCGCATAACCCCCCTCAGAGGAGGTAGAATTGCTACGCCTGCGATAGCGCTCAATGCCAGTTTGAGCATCAGAAAGGACGACGCCGCCGGGTTTTTTGCCAAGAGTGAGAGGACATGGAACGCATATATATGCCCCTGCGCAATGTTCTGAGCGGTGTACAACTTAACTCGTTCCTGGAAGACCAGCATCCAATATTCTGGACGTAAGTCAAAGACACCAAACCCTTTGAACTCGCTAATCTTTTTCTGAAGTTCAGCCTCACGCTTATCTCGGTACGTACGAATGAAAGCGTCTATGTCCATATCGACTGGTTGTGTACCTTTAAGCTTAGCTTGGACAGCGGACTGGACTTGACCGCTAATGTTTTTGATTACCTCTGCTTTGCGGAGTGCCAACAAGTCGCTTTCAAACTCTACATTCATCAGCAAAGACACCATATCTGTGCTGTTTTTCTTGTCTGCGTCTGACAGTTTACGTCCTTCCCTCGTGTTGGTGGTGAGCGAACCAACGTTGCTTAATAGATTAGTGAACGCAGTTGCGATAGTTTGAGTAGTTAGAACGGCACTAGTGGAAGCAGCAGCAGCTGCTTCCCCGGTGCCTTTTAGCGCAGCCATAGCTAAGGCATCGAACTGTTGAAGCCCAGCAGCTGCGGCGGTTGCGCCGTATTCAAGGCCCGTCGCTCCCAACGCCACCACCGACCCGGTTCCAAGTGATGTTTTCACAAGTGCCGTCTCGGCGCTAATGACCATTGGAAGAGCAATACTAGTTATCTCATTCATGCAAAACAGCACACCTATCAGAAGACATACTATAGCGTCCACGAGACACATGTAATGACTCTTTGAACTAGCGTGCCTGCGCCTGGCCTTTGCAAACGCCGCCATCTGCGCTTTCTCTGCCTCCCGTACACCTCGCTTCGCCAGATTCATCAATTCGCGCTGTCTCTCTAAAGGAAGGTGTGGTCCAAAATTGTCTATACCTCGATCTATCTGCTCAAACAACTCGGCAAGCGGTTCGGGTTCGGGCTCTGGGGCTGCAGGAAGTGCTAACTGGTCGTTATCGACACCGCCTCTTTGAGTCGGAATAGGTTCTTTCCCCAATCCAAACCCAACAAACAACAACCCCAGACCGTAAAGAACAATGTCAAGTACTTCCTTCGCACCTTTTTTTTCATCTGCGGTACCAATGCCTGCGACAACTATTGGTATTGCGAACAGGTCAAATATAAACCTCCCCACGACACCCCGATCGTTGGTTCCAAACACGTCCTTAAGATTTACCTCCGGTGTAAGGTTGACGTCGATTGGGGGTTCTGCCATTATTTACGCTCAATACTTTACTCCCGCATGACTCCCTCCGACGGGTGGACAGGCATGGATGCAGCTGACACGACATCCTCGAGCTGAGCTGCACCGCCCGTGTTCGCCCGGTTCACACCCGCCGCCTCGAGGGCATTGGCCTTCTTGCGACGCTCATTCTCCTCCTTCTGCTTCTTGATGGACTCCTCACGCTGATCAGCAAAGAACATCTCCTTATTGACCTCGTTCTCCTTGTACTTGCGCATCAGCTCGTTCAGCTCCTTCTCGGCATACTCCACCTCCGGCATGAGGTGCTCCGAAGGGTCCCACGGCAGCCACGCACCCACCTTGCCGATGAAGAGGTTGTCCTTCGGGTAGCGACGCTGCAGCACCTTAGCAAACATCTGGGTCTCCTCCACCGACGCAAAGCAACGACGCACCTTGACGCCACGCATATTGGTCTGGAACTCAACCTTGTTGTCATACTGCTCCTGGAGATCCTTCTCGTTCTTGAGCTGGAACACTGCGAACTGCTCCTTGATATCCGTCTTCTTCACCTCGTCGTGGTGAACCTTCGTGAACTCCTGTGCATCCTTGAAAAGGTCGTCGATCTTCAGGCTGTACTTGGACGAGAGGAAGGCCATGAACTTCTCCATCCCCTTGATCTTCCACTCGTAGTCCATCCACTCAACAAAGCGCTCGAACATAAACTCATTCTTCTGCTTGATCACCTTCTCCGGGCTGAGGAAGGAGATGATGCAGTACTTCTGAGTCGGGATCTCCGGGTCCTCATCAAGATAATCGATGTGCGTACCATCGTCCTCAGTCTTCGGAAGGGTCTGCGGAGTGCTAGGCATTTATTCTACACATCTTGTCTTGTGAAAATAGCAAATGTACGACCTACTTACTTCGGCAATGCTTTTCGTCCTTCTGACACCGGGTCTCCTCCTGTCTCTGCCGTCGAGTACGCATGGAGATCCCATCACTGCGCTGGTGCACGCACTTGTCTTCTGGATCGTCCTTCGGTACTTGTCTGGATATGTACCGTGGTGGGGCGTGTGGGTTGGAGCCATCGCCGCAGTCGGATATAAGTTGTCGAATCGCTCTTCGAGCACGTAAAAAATTCTTCGCACGTTCTTAACAAATGGATTCTAAGCCGAAGCCCACGCCTTCTGGATTTGATGTGAGCGACCTCGTGATGCGTCTTGTGAAGTATGCACTGGAGGGTCTGGCGGTTGCGATTGCTGCGTATGTACTGCCCGGCAAGACGCTGAAGGTGTCGGAGGTTGGCATGATTGCGCTCGTCGCAACTGCGACCTTTGCCATCCTCGACATCTATGCCCCGAGCGTCGGAGCGTCGGCTCGCACGGGTGCTGGATTCGGTATCGGCGCCGGTCTGGTTGGATTCCCCAGCGGGGGCCTGAAGATGTAAACCGTGCGTATCTATAAATGTGGTTCATCCTCGCAGAGTACATTGGTACCCTTCTACTGATTGGCGTGATCGCACGTGTTGGTAACCCGTTCGCTATTGGTGCCGCACTTACCGCCGCAATTTTAGTCGTCGGCAAATACTCGGGTGGACACTTCAACCCCGCAGTGACCCTCTGGGCTCTCCTGAAGAAGAAGATCAGCACGGAGCGGGCGGGTTTACATGTTGTAGCCCAGCTTGCTGCAGCGGTGACGGTGTGGTCGTTTGCATAACATTGTTTAGCACCACCGTCGTGACCACGCTTGTAATCAGTGTGGAATAGCTGTTCTGTGTCGTCTGTCCAACTGCGATGAGGGCCGAACACACCGGACTTGCCGCAACGACAAGCCCCCTCGCAATGTCCACGAGCGAATGTGGTATGCACATCCAGTTGTGAGCCGTCATGCTAACGTAATGTACCCCGTAATTGACCGCAACCCCAAGAATAAGCTTCCCCGCAAGTTCCATTTACTCTTACCTTACATTCTACACACAATGAAGCCAGTAATTCGTTTTCACAGCCGCTGGATGGAAATCCGTCCGAGGCCGTATGAACCCGAGCGCATGACCACGGACGTGGCGTGGATCCAGATGAAGGAAAACGTATCTCCCGAAGAGGCGTATCGCATCTGGTATGAAAGGCAGCGCACAATTTCTCGCTTCTTTCAACAATGTGGATACAAGCAGCTTTCCTCCTCCTCCTCTTAGCTGTCACATACCGATTCTGGAAGACGCAGCCGAAGCGGGAAGTAAAGGGAAACACTGCGAGGCTCTACTTTTTCTACACAGATTGGTGTGGATATTCGAAAAAGGCAATGCCCGAATGGGACAAGGTCGAAGCGGATCTCAAGACGTCGCCCATATTTGGCAAGACGACAGTGGAACCGATGAAGATTGACGCAGACAAGGATCGCAAGACCGCCTCGCTTTACGAGGTAGCGGGCTACCCAACAATCAAGTTAGAAACCTCAAGTGGAATCTACGACCTCGATCGTAGTGTCACTCACGACAACGTTATGAACTTCTTGCGAGAGACGCTTGGCAAGGAACCGCATCGTCTGTGAGTAACCGGCGTCGATCATACGGGTCTTGTCCTCATCCTTCAGTTCATCCAATAAGTAGATTCCGTCGATATTTAGATTGACAGCGTCGGCGTGGACTCGGACTGAACGCAGTCCAGCCCACAGGCTACGTACCATATCAAAAACCGATATCGTCTCGAGGGTGCGGGGAAATATCGCCTGTCTGATGTGGGCAATGTCCAAGACCAACGTTCCCTTTGGCACAGCAGAGTACATGTTTTCGCTGTACACGCCGCCGTCGATATACAGCTGATTATGAATGACCTGTGGGTGGAAAATGAAGGGCAGACAGCACGACGCCTTCATTGCCGACAACAGGGGGATATTGCCTGTCAAGAGTGTCGGCCGCTGGGTCGTAATATTGGATGCCAGCAGATACAGCTTCTGTGGCGTATCTGAGATCATCTTTCCTCGAAGGTCAATGCCGACAGAGTCAAAGATCCGAAGAAACAGTTCCTCCATCAAATCCTGGGTAAATAGCCCCTTCTTCTGCATGAAGGCGAGAATCGTCGCATACCGAAACGAAGGCAAGAACGAAGAGGTGTTCACGAACTTGTATCCAATTTCCTCCATCTGTTTGTAGTTCAATCCAAATGCCACTCCAGTGGCAATGACTGCCCCTACCGAACACCCATACACGCCATCGGGAAAGTTCAGATTTCCCTGTCGCTCCTCCACAGCTTTCAGACCTCCAAAGATGAGGAATCCACGGATTCCGCCCCCACCGAGTGCAATCGACCGGAACATTCTAGTAGTCAAGAGTAAGCATGTTGAAAGCCAGAGACGTTATACAGGAACAGGAGAACCAACGAGAACGTCGCATGTCTGCCATGCGTCCAGTGTTGGCTCAGATCTATGCTCAAATCAAGAAGCAGGCCATCCACGCATCGGATGCACCATACCTCGTGTTTGAGATTCCTAAATTTGTATTCGGATATCCGTTATTCAAACTGTCGGAAGCTCGTGACTATCTGTTGGAAACTCTCGGTCAATCCGGCTTTAGTGTGTGGCCCGTCAACAATGACTATCTGTTGATTATGTGGGCGAAGCAGCAGATGAACCGTGGCCGCCCGAGTCTGTTGACGAATTACCGCCCACAAGTGTATGATCCCGTCGCATTAGGAAGTATGTTCAATACACAATGAGTGTGGTCGACCCAGTTCTTCTTGCCACCAGTACGTTGTTTATCTTTCCAGCATGGGCAGCCTATAGCCGTAAGAAATGGGCAGGTGTTTTTTGTGCAGGGGGTGTAGGCATCTTTTCGTTTCTCTACCATATCGACCACAATCCATCCATTCGCTTCCTTGATGTCTTCTTCGTATTGGCCTATCACTTTATCGGTCTTACGTATGCTTATTACCTTGGACCCAATGCCTTCATGTTGATTGCGATTCAGCTGGTGCTTGGCTACTACATCTACTCGCTACCTGGAACAATCGAGGATACGCGCAACCCTCGAGACGTTCTCATTCACGCCTTCTACCATGCCCTCAGTGCATTGGAGGGATACTTCATCATGGCAGAAGTGATTCACTGATAGATACAATGAAAGAGCCAGAATTGGTCGCATCTGGATTCGCATTCTTGGTACCTGCCTATGTTGCGTGGACGGGTGGACAGACCGTGAGTGCGATAGCATTAGCTATTCTTGCCATAACGTCATCTGTGTGGCATACAATCCACGAGGAGTGGTTTCGGCCGGTTGACTTTATCGCCATGCTAAGCGTAATCGTATTAGAGCTGATGAACTCAATGCGGGCGGGCATTGACGGAGTTGTATTGGCCATTTTGATCTGCACCTACGGGATCATTGCCTATCACTGGGGGTACACCGACAGAACCTTCTGCTTCGGAGACTCCCGTAGTCGTCAGATGACATCGCATGTGTTGCTTCACGTCCTCGCAGCGATTGCCATCACTCTGAATTTATGGAAAATTCAAGAAAACGAAAAGCCATCTACATAGTCAAGTTCAACCACATGAACTGTGACCATGACGACACTACGTGTTCTGATGGTGAGCGCGTTTGCACAACTTGTGGAACGATTCTGGGTAGCATCGTTGACGAAGGTGCAGAATGGCGAATCTACTCCAACACCGAGGATGATCCTTCCCGTACCGGTGGGGTCACGAATGAACTCCTACCGGATTCATCCTACGGTTCGATGATGATGCGTCGACGTATCCCGGGTCAGTCGGAGGAATCCAAGTCGATTGCGAAACTGTCATCGTGGTCGTTCTCGAGCCACGGTGAGCGTTCGTGGATGGGTATCTTTGATGTGATCCAGGCATCGTGTGCTCGCATTGGGTTGCCCAAGGCCATTATCCACGATGCATGTGCATTGTTCAAGCAGATTGAGGATGCCCGCAAGTCACGTGGAGAGACTCGGCGTGCTCTGATGGCGGGATCTGTCTTCACGGCCTGTCGCCAGCATAATGCGACACGCACTCACGAGGAGGTAGCCGGTATCTTCCACGTCTCTATCCGGGCCATGTGCAAGGGACTGAGTCGATTCGACGGAGAGGTGTCGTCTGTGCTGAACACTCAGCTAGGTATCGCCGAACGCATCTGCGCAGATCTTGGAGTGGGTGACGCAGACCGAGATGCAATCCTGCTTCTCCTGAACAAGCTTCCCGAGATGGAACATACGCCCAAGACCATTGTCGCCGGCGTGATCTCCCATGTCTTGGGTGGGCGGCTGCTCGAAGTGTCGGCGGCCTCTGCCGTGTCGTCGGTATCTATCCGCAAGATGACAGAGAAACTTAGCAAGGATAGAACATCACATTGTACGTGAACGTCGTTGCTCCAGCACTTGTGTTCGAAAGCTGCAATCCGGCTCCAGTTATGTTTATCACAGCTCCAGTACTTCCTCCAGCAAACCCGACTGCACCGGCGCCGGACGTTGTAGTGTATAATACTATATCCTGCCTAAAGCCGCCGACCGCGCCGTTCCTGACGAATACAAAAACGAAACCGGGGACAGTGGGAACGAAGATAATGTTCGTTGTTCCGTTTCCGCTCGAGACCCACGTACCTTTTGCCGTTGCATACCCGGTCGAAGAGAGCGTGGTACCGGTGACGGCGAGAGTCATGCTGCCACCTGAGACCGGCTTCAATTCCACGAAGGAGGCGTTGGATGGGCCTGTGTTATTCGCAACGCCGTCGTATTGGTTAGACAGTGCAATCTGACCGTAGCCATCCGTGACTCGAAACTGTCCGTTGACATCGAGTGCATACGTGCCCGGATCAATTCCGATTCCGATTCCCAGCTGGAAACGGGAGTAACGGGCAACGTCGAGGCTCATGAGGGGATTTGCAGTCGTCAGGGCCGAAAACGACGACCCAGTCGTGTTTGCCGTGCCAATCGTCGTTAACCCAGTTGAGAAGTCGCCGGCAATCAGAACGTTCGAGCTCGACCCGATAAACAGCTTGTTCGACACGGTTGAAGCAATCGCATTCGATGTACCCGTGTAGGGAGCGATATAGGGAGAAATACCGGCAGTCGCAGAACCTGTCGATCCGGTAATGGCGCCGGTGGTGTTACTGTAGGTGAAGGTATTGGAGGTCGGAACCGTCAATACGGTTGTCGTGCCGTTAAATCCCGTCGGCGTCAAGCCTGCGATCAGAACTTTTTGTCCGGCAACAAGTCCGGTTGCTGTCGGCGTCGTGCAAGTTACGATATTTGATAACACGGTTGCAGTCAACGTACTTGAGATTGTTGGAGACAAACTGTTTCCAATGAAAAGATTGTTCGAACCCGTCAGTCCTCCGCCTGAACTTGTACCCATCACAATGTTACTCACGCCCGATGCACTCACGCCCGTCGATGCGCCAAGAAACACACCACTGGAACCGCCACCTGAACTGCCGCCAATACTGACGGTGTTTGAGATGTTCGACAGGCCCGCAGAGTTGGACGTACCTATCCAGATACAATTGGCCGCATTCGATGCATTCGAACCTGCCGAGGCGCCAATGGCTAGCGAATTGTAAATGCTTTTTCCTGCATTCCCCGCCAAATACCCGATGAATTCCGAATTGGAGGTGTTTGAGATACCCGCCCCTGCAGCATTTCCGAGCGCAGTGTTGTAGTACGTGATCGCAGATGTTGCGTTGGACGGAATGTTGCCGGCAGTGTTTCCGACATAGACGTTCAGATTACTGTCGCCTACATTCATGAGACCAATCGTGGCGGTATTGACCGAGATTGCGTCAATATTCGACAGATTGAATGTTGTTGAAAACACGCCCGTCGTGGAATTCCATGTATACACGGGCCGGAACACATTCGGCAGATACGACTGCACATTCGTCGTACTACTCATTGTGATATCCTTATACTTTCTCGTTTAGGCGCTTTCCTCGCAGTATAGTAATGGCGAACTACACACTGTTTCCGATCAAGTCGTCCGAGCAGCAGCTGTTTCGCAAGTACAAGCAGAGCGTTGCGGTCTTCTGGACGCCGGACGAGATCGACTTCAGCAAGGATATTGGAGACTGGGCAAAGCTGACCGCCGACGAGCAGCATTTTATCAAGTACGTGTTGGCATTCTTCGCAGGATCGGATGGGCTCGTCCAGGAGAACCTTGCGTCTCGATTCCAGCGGGAGGTGGACTCGCAGGTGGTCAAGCTCTTTTACTCGTTTCAGAATGCGATGGAGGGGATTCATTCGGAGACGTATTCTCTCTTGATCGACACGTACGTGAAGGACGAGCAGGAGAAGGCCAAGCTGTTCGATGGAATCAACACCATTCCGTGCATCGGTAAGAAAGCTGCGTGGGCTACAAAGTGGATTGGATCCCAGGAGGAGTTTGCAGTTCGTCTGGTCGGATTCGCTTGCGTCGAGGGCATCTTCTTCTCAGGTGCATTCTGCTCCATCTACTGGCTGAAGAAGCGTGGTCTCATGCCCGGACTGACATTTAGCAATGAGCTGATTTCTCGTGACGAGGGGCTGCACACCGAGTTCGCAGTTGCCCTCTTCCACACACTGGCTTCCAAGCCGTCGGAGTGGACGATTCGCCAGATTATCAAGGAGGCTGTGGAGCTGGAGCAGGAGTTCATCTGCGAGGCCCTGCCCTGCTCGCTCATTGGCATGAATTCCAAGATGATGAGTCAGTATATCGAGTTTGTCGCTGATCGTCTTGCAGTACAGCTGGGAATTCCCAAGGTGTACGGCACTGCGAATCCGTTTGATTTTATGGATCTGATTTCACTGGAGGGGAAGACGAACTTCTTCGAGAAGAAGGTCTCTGACTATTCACGCCCAATGGGAAATGATGCTGTTCGGTTCGATGAGGACTTCTAGGTCTGGTTCCCCATCGGCAGGTCGTTTCCAATCTGGTCCGGCTCGGGTCCAACATCGTCGCCTCCTTGGGTGAACATTGCATAGCTGAACGGTGGTAACAGTCTCTCCGGCTTCTTCGGCTCTTCGGAGCTCGGGTACATGGTCGTCATCTTCTCACGTCCAAAAAATGTAACCAACAGACACACCGCAAGAAATCCGAGCGCATACTTGACCCACTGCTTCATTGTGATACGTTGAGTTAATAACGCAATGTGCGGTGGCGGCGACTGCGGCGGCGAGTGTGGCGACCGCCCCGCTTGAATGTGTCAGAGAGCTTCCTCGCCGCATCCCATTGTTTGACACCGGGGCCGAGGATTCGACTGTACTTGACGACGAACTCTCCCAGTTCATCCTTGGCTGCGTCTGTACGCTCGGCCTTGGGCTTCGACTTGAATGCCTTAACCGCCGCCGCAAGATCCTTGAGCGCCGCTGCATGTTTCTTCTTCTCTTCTTTCTGCTGGGCCGGAGTCAGTTCGTCGTCATAGTCGGGTTTAGGCATTTATTCAAACGCACGAAAATCAGTAGAGTATCGTGTTTCCTGCCGGAGTCTTGAACTGGCGGTCGCCTGTTGAAGGAGTTGTCGGAGGAAGCTCGACCGCCGGCGGGGTCATGGTTCGCATCATTGCAATTAGCAGTACAATGAAGAACATTGCTAAGAGTACTTCGTGTGCTAAGAGTGCACGGTACATTTGTTATTCTGTTGTTTTTCTTTTCGCCCTCTCGTTCACCTTCTGCTAATCCGATTGTGCGCCAACAGTAAATGGAGGTCCCAGTTCCGTCCTTTGATCCTATGATCGGCGCCGTCGCTCTCCTTGGCACTCTCGTCTTTGGGCTGGTCGGGGCGGTGGCGTGGCTCTACTGGCAGCAGACAAAGCTCTTCACGAACATGAACAGCTTGGTTGGCGCATTTGCCGAGTTCGTTCAGCAACAGCAGCCGGCTCTGGCGCCGGCGCCGCCCCCCGAGCCCGAGCCTGAGCCGGAGGACGACCGTGCGTCAGTGGAGGATGATGGACAGTCTGAGAAGGTCGCCGCCCCCGAGGTGGTCGACGGCCCGCCGGGTCCTCTGGATACGGATACGCTCGAGGCTAAGACGAAGAAGGAGCTGCAGGACTTACTGACGAAGCGGGGGATCCCGTTTGGGAAGGCTGACTCAAAGACAGTACTGGTGTCGCTACTGAAGGCGACGGCGTAGGTCGCCGCAACCAACTTAACCTGAATGGCTGAACCGGTACGTTTGATGTACAGTCACAGGGCATTGTGTCTTACAACGAGTTTAAACACACACCACATTTTTTCAGTAATATAGCACATGGAGGAATGGAAGCAGGTCGCCGGATTCGAAAGGTATGAGGTGTCAAACGCTGGAAATATCCGAAGCGATAGGGGAACGCTTAAACCTGGAAAAGACACGTATGGATATCGCCAGATTAACCTATACAAGGACAGCATGCGGTGTACTCGAAAGGTATACCGCCTTGTTATGGATGCGTTCAATCCGAACATTGAGAACAAACCACAGATTGATCACATCAACCGTATACGAGACGATGACCGTCTCGAAAATCTACGATGGGTGACGGCGCGAGAGAATGTCCGAAACAGCAAAGAGTTCACCGAAGAAATGAACGGAATAAGTCGATCCAAGAAGAACGATACCTATGTTGTAAGATTGAATATCGATGGACATGAGAGGTATTTTGGTTCGCGAAAGACGCTAGAGGAAGCAAAGGCACTGAGAGATGGGGTGATCGCAGGCGAGATTGACTATACTCCCAGAAACCAACGAGACACGTATGGCATCTCGTTGTTAAGCCGGGGATTTTACCAGGTAAGAGTGAATAGCAAAACCGTCGGATACAAGAAGACATTCGAGGAAGCCAAACGTTTACGAGATGAAACCATTACTAAGGATAATGAAAGTGGTCAGCTTTGATCCGGGACTCAGGAACCTCGCCTATTGCGTGATTGAAGGAACCACGCGTGCGGACGTGCGCATCGTAGACTGGAACATCATTGACGTGCTCGGGGAGGCGGCGGGGGTCGGAGCTGTCAAGTGCCACAAATGTGCGACAGCTGCGAGATATGAACATGCCTCCAACGGGACA